TTAAATGCACGGTTGTAAACGTTAGCACCAATGTTTTCTTTCGTTTGACGGAAAGACATAGCCAAAGCTGCTGAACGTTTCTTGGAGATTTGCTCATAGAGGTTATCGTCCATTTCTTCCTTAGTTACGATATAGCCCATTGCGTAAGCAACGTGCGTATAGCGAGTTACGTAACCTTGAACTTCAGAATCATACTGAACGCCAGAGCCTTGTGACTTGACAGGTACAAGACCAAATCCAGTCAGTTGGACATCTTCTTCGTAGTTCTGAGTAGAGGTATCCTTGTCAAATAGGTTTGTATATTCTTCAGGATGTTCATTGTAAGTTTGTCCCCACCAAGCTTTAACACCGGGCCATAAAGCTTTCGGATGGGAACTGGTTGTGATAATGCCAGCCATAGTCTATTCTCCTAATTAGATGCCAGCAGTGCCGGTACTGGCGCTGTAGACATGATTGTTAATACGTACCAACAGCTTGGCATAAGCAGAGGCGGGGGTGTTATCTACACGCTGAGTAAAGCCTAAGAGCTTCAAGTTAGCGGTGGTGCTATCCGTAAGGGTAGCAGCAGTCGTTGTACCTGAATCACTATAGGTAGTAGCACCAGCAGCAATCAAAAAATTGGTATTGCGACCAATGTCAGCGAGAGCAGTAGGAGTAGTTTGACCATCTTGAATTTCAAAAACAATGTTTGCATCATCTGCAACCAGAGCATATTGAACAGCAGTGGCACTAGCTTGAATACTGCGGATAGTCAAATCAATGTTGGTAGCAACCAAGCTAACTCCGGGAGGAGCAACTAGGAAACCAACTACAACACCAATGATTGCAGAACCAGCAACACCAATTGCAATACCAGCTAGACCATTAGTGTCGGCGCTACCACTAAGGGTAACTGGATCACCAATGTACAAAGCTGCACTGTTAACAGGAACAGAGTACAAACGGGCTTGGCCTGTGTACGGTGCTCCATTGAGATAACTAACGGGTTTTAAACCGTTAGGGCGATTTACGTTTGCCATAAAAGACTCCTGATAAATTAAGTGAGTTTGATACCACCCTGCGGAACATAAAATCCTGGGTTATCCCCAGTAACTTTACCGTTACGAATTGCAGCATCAATACGATTATTTTTCGCTTGAAGTTCGGCTTGATCTTCCTCGTACCATTCTTGCCGTACTTTCATTAAGTAGCCGTATTGCTCTGTGCCTTCTGCACGAGGGTTTACGAGATACCTAATTCTTTCTCCAAGGTCGCCATTACGGCTAACCACATTTTCACTCACACCACCGATCTCATCGGGAGTGACAAACTCATAACCACTATCCATAGCTTCTTGAACACGGCTTCCCGTATCTGTAAAGATATGAAGATGGTATCCCGGAATTTGATTCCGTACCCCTAGCTTAGCTTCCGTACCATTAAATACGTTACGGCGTTTACGAGTTGCACCATCTACTGCTTTTGCAGGAGCAGATGCTGCTTCTTGTTTCTCTTGGTAACGAGCATTTGCACGTTCAACCTTTTGTTCATAAGTCAATGCTGCTGGCATAATATTTTCCTTTAAGTATATAGTAAATTAAATTTAATTCCAATCGTAGTCCGCAACATACTGTTCACGAGTCATAAGCTTTTGCTTTACAAACCGATCACAAGCATCTTTAGCTGCGGGAGGGAGGTTGTCATAGCTTTGGGCATTACTACCGCCACGACCTTGCCTACCAGAGCCAGACTCAACACGACTAGCACTTACATTCTTTTTACTTCCACCAAATTTATTTGGAAACTCTTCTGCCAACACTTCATCTAGCTTATCAAGAAACGGTTGTCCTGTAAGACCTGGAAACTCTAATCGAAGGCTTTCACCAATACCATTAGCAATGCTAGTCATTCTTCGATCTTCACCAAACCAATTGTTTCGGTTTAACCAAGATTGAAGTGAAGGATCAACTGGAGCAACAGTATCTGTAGCAGCAGGTTCCTTGGTACTAATAACATCTTTAACGGCTTGCTTTGCTTCTTTAAAGCTTTCCTTTGCTTCGTCCAACGCATCATCTAACGCATTAACTTTTTGTCCATCACCATCACTGATGGCTTGGGCGCGACTATCTTTAATTTCCTGAATACGCTTTTCGTAGTCAGTAGCCTTACGCTCGTAAGACTCTCTCTGGAACTTCTTGAACTCTTCAGCAGCTTCACGAAACTCTTTAAGCTGTTCTTTTGTTTGGTTAAGGTCTTTCATTAAGTTCTCATTATTCTTACGCAGAATAGGGAGAATCTCACGACCTCGCTTTACAAAAGTTTCAGCATCAACCCAGTCGTTATCATTACCGCGAAACCGTTCTTTAGGAACCCATCCTTGGGATTCAGCTTCTCGAACAACTTCTGGCGCTGTCTCATTGGTGACACCTGCTTCTTCGCTCATACCTTACTCCTAATTTTTAAAACTGTCAATAACTATTTAAATCAGCCCTTGGCTAGATAGGGATCAACAAGACTGACATCAGCATCCAAAGTGCCTGTAATGTCTTTATCGTTAACCATCCTATACTGCTTTCCATCTTTACCTAAGTAAAGAAGCCCAGCGTACTTAGCAAAGATTACTTTGTCTCCAATCCCACACCAAGATGTAGGTTCATCGGCATAGCATTGCTCGCCCATTGCAATAACAACACCAGTAGTGTTGCCCATTTGCTCACGCTCTTTTGTAGTCTCAGTAGTTAGGATAATGCCCCCAGAGGACACCTCTTTAACTTCTTGAGGCTTAATAAGTACACGCCACCCAACAGGGTTAATTCCAGATTCATTACTCATTGGCTTATCTCTCTTTACTTAGTTTCAAACAAATCTTCATACTCAATATTAAGGATCACTGCAATTACTCGGCAACGACCTTTAATTTCTGCTTCCTCTTCAAAGGCATTGTTTATCAACCCTTCTTTCATAGCTTCACGATCTGCTTGTAGCATCTTCATAAAACGATTAGTAACGGGATGATGTTTCCATTCTTCAAAAGATTCTGCACTAACTGGCTCAATAGACATTCTTACTCCTTGTTAAAGTTTACATTTGCGGTGTTTGCTCCTGCCCTCCCATACCCATGCCCATATCCATAGGTATCTGGGGTTGCTGTTGCCCTTGCGGTTGACTACTCATCATGGATGAGTAAACCTTATTCATTGTGTCGATAGAACTTAAGATGCCCTCTCGACGTTCACGCTGTAGTCCAATCTGCGTATTAATTTCTTGTAGACGAAGCTTCTCTCCTTCATGCAAGACACCAATCTTAAGTACTTCAGCTTCAGCTTTAAGTTTTTCAATTTTGGCTTGATTGAGTTCTGCATCAGACATAAGTTTGAGCAGACCCATCTTCATAGCCAATTCACCTTCAGCTTGCTTACTCTTAATCTTCATCTCTTCAATTTGAAGCTTAATGTTTGGTGGCGGTTGAATAGCATTCGGGCCTTTAGGATCAGGTAGAAGCTTGTCAATGTTTGTAACCTTCATTGCTTTGAGGAAACTGTATTCAGCTTCATAGCGGTTATATAAACCTGGAGTTGCAGCTACTCGTTGGGCAATAGCAGCAGCTTGTTGCATACGCTGTGCATCAGAAGTAACACTTGGGTCAGCAGTAGGCATAACGTCTGTTACTGGGCCATCGTAGTCCGTAGCTAGAACAATACCTTGACTTTGTGCATTAGAAACGTATTGCGTATTCTCACTAACAAAGACTTGATTCAAACGATACAGTTTGCGAAACTCTTGTTTAAGGCTACGGTGAGTACGTTTAAAGATACCGTTAAATATCTTCATACCTTGTTCTGCCATAGTACGAGTAGTTTCAGCAGGAGTATTTTGACCTGGGTTTTGTCCCGTCATAATATCAACAGCACCACCAATACGTTCACCGTAGTTAATTAGTAAGTTCAACAAAGTGAACAATACTTGAGATGGTTCACGTACTGGTAGTGGGACTATACCTTTACGTAAGTCATCTCCAGTGGTATCAACGTGCTTCCATTCCATTGGGTTAAAGGTGTAGTTTCCTCCACGTAGCTTAATCCCACGGCTAAGAAAACCACCAGCAGTATTAGCCATAGTACCCGCATCAACCAGTTGGTTGACAATGGTATTAATAGATTCATTAAGAGGGCCAAGAAGAACACCAAAGCCAAGATCATAGAAGCCGCCATCAGGAGAGGGAACAAAAGGATACTTAGTAAAGTACTGTTCTGCCTTGATGCTAAGAATGACTTCATCTGCATTACGTTCTATATCCTCTGAAGTGTAACGAGCTACGATACGAGCAACTTGTTTGTTGTCTCTACGCACATAGACAATGTAAGGTTCAGCGTAACCATCATCATCAAAGTCAATGTGGCAATGCTGCTCAAGAACTTCAATTGGGGTACTAGAGTCATTTGTATTTGGGGGACTCATGCCTTGAGCTTTGTCTTGGGCAGCTTGAAGTCCATTGCCCATACCCATAGTTGCATATTGTTGAGCACGACCTTCAGATACATCTAACCACAATCCACGAGCTACACGTTCATAGACTTCATTCTTAGTCATCTGAAGAACATGGGTAACACGATGGGCTGTCTCTAGACTCTTAGTCCAGTAGTTAACAACTAAGTCTTTAGCCAGAACGTTTTCAGAAATGTTGTGTTTACGAATAGGATCGTAGTAGGTCTTCTTAAAAGCACAACCAACAATAGGTTGCGTAATAAGAACTTTGTCCATCTCAGATTCCCAATCCTCGTCTTCTTCAAGGAGTTGGTAGCTCATGTGTTGTTCAACACGAGTAGAACGTAGAGCACGAGTACCATCTTTGTCATCACCGACAACACGACACTTCACAGGAAGGTTGCCATCTACTAGGACAGGATAACTACGAGCATGATATTGCAATGCAGCAATAGTTATAAGTGGGAACTTAATGTTGCTGGCATTAGGCCAAGGAAAGTTTTTAGTTTCTGCAACTTGTAGGGCAAGCTTAAGAGAAGCCTCTGTACGTTTTTCCCAAGCACTGCGAGATTGAATGTCGTTGTCAAAGTCTTTGACAATCTGGCCTCCAATTGTTGCTAGGTCTTCTTCACATAGAAGAGTAGCAATGTTGGCCTCATACATGAGGTTGTTGATGTCAAATTTATCTTTGAGGTTCATATTCTTTAATACCCGCAAGTAATAGAACGACCTTCGTCATTCCAATTGTTATCTTTAATATAAGCCTCGTACTCTTCTTCTTCAAGCTCTTGTTCAGTTGGTGCTTCCCACATCCTATCGAGCATCAATCCCAAGTAAGCCCAAGCATCTACTTGATCATCGTGTTTATCTCTAGGAAACCTTAGAAGCTCATCTTCAAAGTTTTGATACCACTCAGCATCCTTATCGAACTTGCACGCCCCACTTCTCATACGCGCTTGAATGCTTCTAGCCCTAGTAAGTTTGTCACCGCTTGGTTTAAGTAAAACAATGTTAACAAACTCACCGCGCTTAAGCATTTCTACATTAAGTTGTGGGCCAATTGCTTTCTGAATAGTACCTTGCTCAAATCCAAAGAGTACGGGCTTATAAATCTTTTGGATCATTAAGATTGTATCTACAATCTCTAAAGCATCCATCCGTTCCTTTACAACGTGTATGCCGTACAGCCTACCCTCGTCATCCATACCACCAACAGTAAAAGCAGAGTAGTCTGCCCTTTGGGATTGGGATACAGCCAAGTCACAAGTCGCATAGTATATTAAATGCTTCTTCTTGTCTTCTACATTCATAGGTACAAAATCAGCCTTCTTAAAGAAGGTGTCAGTTATATCCAGGGGAATGTTTAACATCTCTTGTGAGTAAACGTCAGCTAGACCTTGCCTAACGTAGTCATCCTTTTGAAGCCTAAACTCGTCAGCAGTCTTCATTTGGGGCCACAATAAAGTCTTAAAGTCATCCGTATGAGCACGGTACTTAACTGACTTCCAAGGAAGCTTATTCATAGAGTATTCTTTTAAATCCTCTCTAATAAGACTTTTAACTCCCCGATGGGAGCTTAGCAGGGAAGCTGGCATTAGGTTTTCTAGAAGACTATCCAAGTGAAGGATAGTACCAACAATCCTAATCTTGCCAGTAGAAGATACGCAAGGGATAAGAGCACCATAGAACCAACGCTTGAACTTCATGCGCCTGTCTTTGTTCATGACGATCTCGTCATTCTCCATATCATCCCCAATAACCAGGTCAGGACGCAGGTTAGCCCACTTAAGACCCCGTAGCTTTTGTTCTGATCCTTTGGCTTGGATACGGAATGTCCACCCATCTTCCATCTCAACTATCAAGTCATCCTCAGTATCCTTGGGAAAAGAACTGACAGAGAACAGTGATCGTAGATCATCGTTGTCTAACAATTCTTTCTTGATGTCCCCTAGGAACTGTACAGCTTGTGTAACGGTATCTGAAACAATCAAGACGTACCTAGACTCTCTAAACAGGACTGAGGCTAGGGTGTAAGCATGGGTAACAGCCGTACTCTTGGCATGGTAGCGAGGAGCAGCTATGGCTACTTGTTTGGCGTTACTAGTAACAAGTTCCCATATCTCTTTGTGGAAGTCTGGGGTAGCAGCAGGTTTATCAAAGTTCTTCCTCAACACAGTGTTGACAAAGCCTTCCATAACCTCTGCACTAAGCTTGCTCATATATCAGAGGGAACCAGCTTGAAAGAAGAAACGCTTTCGTTTGAAAGAGTATCTGCAATACATACGGAAACTAAATAATCTAAATACAAACCCAATGGAAGAGTTCCAATCATTAAGAGGGTAAAAATTAAATCCATTCTTAATTCTCCTGCCAGTAGGTCTGATGTAGAACATTTATTTAATCTCAGAAGTTAAAACAACAGTTTGTACATCAATAGTCTTAGTTTCGTCTATGACAGTAGTTTTGTGAGCACTAGCAAACTTAGCAAACTCTTCTGACAACTTGAGGAGCCTATCGTCAATTGTCCGTTCTACTTCTTCTTTGATTGGCTTGTCATCTAGCTTCTGTTGTTTAGCCAGTAGCTCTGTACTGATTTTTAAAGCTACATGAGCTTTGATAGGTACTCTGACAATCTCACCAGTCCTCTGATCAAACTGAGCATCACCTAGGTCAATACGATCTTCTGTGGCCTTAAGAGCTTTGTTGATGATCCTCTTCATGTTGGAGTCCATCTGCTGCACATCTTCAGTCTTAAGCTGAAGAGCAAACTCCTTAAACCAATCAGTAGTCTTCCACACCTTAAGAGTCTGATGTGGGATACCAGTAACAATAGCTGTCTCAGCCATATTGCCTAGCATGAGATAAGTACTAACAGCTTCCAACTTTTGATTTTGTGTCCAGTTGGCTTTCTTGTACCTACGATCAGTAGAGTCTTTTCTACGCAT